ACCTGGGCATGGAGGAGATCGACTCGACGGTCTACGCGTTCATGCAGGGCGAGGAGGCCGAGAAGCGCCCGCCGCGTCAGGTGTGCGAGGTGACCTGTGGCTTCTGGCGCACGTGCCGGGAGTTCGACACCGACGTCCACGGCCTGCTCGACGACCCGCGCCTGGTCTTCAACGTCATCTCCTACTACGAGGGCAACGTGCTCGAGAAGCAGGGCAAGGAGATGAAGGACGAGGCGAAGGTCCACCTCAAGAACATCTCGGGCTCGACGGGCGAGCACACGGTCCGCTGGATCTGGGTCAACGGCAGCGACGACGGCAAGCGGCAGGGCTACTACAGAATTGAGGTGCGCCGTATCGGCAAGGGGTGACGGCTACCACTGTTCGAGGTAAAGTCGAGGCATGAGCGACTGCATCGAATGGTGGGGCACGATCCAGAGCCAGGGGTACGGCGTGCTCAAGCGCAACGGCAAGATGATCCGGGCTCACCGGATGATCTGGGAAGAGTGCTTCGGTCCCATCGGCAGCTCGAAGATCTTCGTGTGCCACCGGTGCGACAACCGCAGCTGCGTGAATCCCGAACACCTGTTCCTCGGGTCGGCCGCCGACAACAACGCCGACATGGTCTCGAAGGGTCGGGATCGTCAGGTCGGCCGACCACGGTCGGAGAAGTGCAAGTACGGGCACCCGTGGACGGAGGAGAACACCATCGTCAGCAAGCGACCGGGCGGCGGCGAGATCCGCGGCTGTCGAGAGTGCGGTCGCAAGCGAGCACGTGAGTGGTATCGGGCACAAGCCCGCATCGAGGTCAAACGGATCAAGAAGGAGGACTCATGAAGCGGATCAGGAAGGCGGTCACCCCGTTCTGGGTGGCGGTCACGAACACCATGGCCGGAGGCGGCAAGGGTGCCGAGCGCGGCGCCCGGATCGTGCGCAAGACGCTGCTGGCGTTCCCGGACGCGATCATCACCGGCATCGTCGAGGCGTCGAACCTGATGGGCACCGGTCCGGACGACTGGCAGCCGGAGGGCGACGAGCGGAGGCTGCGCAAGATCCAGAACGAGAAGAACCTGGGCAAGGCCAACGTCGCCGCGATCATCGACGTCGACCGGCTGGATGTGACTCGACACTGGCTGACCCCGTCGGTGCAGCCGTTCATCAACGGGCGCCGGATCAAAATGCGGGTCCGCTACACCCTGTGGGTCCGTGGCCGGGTCGATGGCCGCAAGGCGGTCCGCACGTTCCGAGTCCTGCACGGCACGCCGCCGCGCTGGCCCACCTTGTGGAAGGCCAGCATCCGGTGGGTGCGCGCGTACGGCGTCGACCTGGCCGACTGGAACGCCAGCGAGGCACGGGTCGAGGAGGTCACCGGCAAGAAGGCGTTCATCCGGGGCGTGCTCGGTGGCGCCGTCCCGAAGGCGTGGGTGATCCTCGGGGTGATCGCGGCCGATGTCGACGCCGATCACCGGGCGGTGGGTGGCAAGGTTGCGCCGCGGGCGGCGAAGCGGTGAACCTCGTCGTACGCCCCGAGGGGGCCGCCGAGCTGGACGAGCGCCCCACGGCTGAGGTGTTGGCCGACGTCTTCGGGGACCGTCGGACCGTGCTCATCAACGTCACCACCGACAACGGCCACACGATCATCACCAGGGTCCGCAACGACCCGGCCGCAACGGAGTTGAGCCCGCTCGCGACCCAGGTGATGCTGCACCTGACCGGCCAGCACTTCACCCTGGGCGGCGAGACCGTCTTCACCGAGCTGGACACCAACCTGGCGCATGAGCTGCTGGAGCTCGCGCGCGACTAACCGCATCGCCTACGAACGGAGACGCACATGATCGAGGCATTCATCACCAGGAAGTTCAGGCCCGCTTCGCTGGAGATCATCGCCACGGCGAACGAGATCTGCCAGACCTACCGCAACCAGGGCTACAACCTGACGCTGCGGCAGCTCTACTACCAGTTCGTCGCCCGCGACCTGCTGCCCAACAGCGACCGGTCGTACAAGAACCTCGGCGGCATCATCAACGACGCCCGCCTGGCCGGCCTGATCGACTGGGCCTACCTGGAGGACCGCACCCGCAACGTCAGCGGCGGTTACTTCGGCGGCAGCACGCCAGGGCAGGTGATCGCGCGGTACGCCAGCTACTACACCGAGCCGCTCTGGAAGGGCCAGGGCCACCGGCCCGAGGTGTGGGTGGAGAAGGAGGCGCTGGCCGACGTCATCTCGCAGGCGGCCGGCCCCTACCGGGTGCCGACGTTCTCGTGCCGCGGCTACGTGTCGCAGTCGGAGATGTACGCCGCGGCGAAGCGGTTCGCGGATCGGCGTGACCGCGGCCTGGAGAACGTCGTGATCCACCTCGGTGACCACGACCCCAGCGGGATCGACATGACCCGCGACATCCGCGACCGGCTGACCCAAATGTCCTGGGGGAGCGTCGAGGTCCGGCGCATCGCGCTGAACATGGACCAGATCGAGCAGTACGAGCCGCCGCCGAACCCGGCCAAGATCACCGACTCCCGAGCGACCGACTACATCGCGGAGTATGGCGAGTCGTCGTGGGAGCTGGACGCGCTCGAGCCCAGCGTCCTGACCACCCTGATCCAGGACGAGATCGACGGGCTGCTGGACCGTGACCTCTTCGACGCGCAGGTGGAGCTGGAGACCCAGCGCACGGCGGAGATCGTGGAGGTGGCCGAGCGCTACGACGACCTGCGCGAGAACTGGGACGCCGTGCTCGAGCTGCTGGGCGACGGCTGATGTACGTCCTGAATGGTGCGACCGGCGAGGTGCACGAGGGATCGTGCCCTCGCCTCGGGCGCATGCACGCCGCGAACCTGGTGCCGTGGGACCCGGATAAGGCGCACCTGGCGCTGGGCGCGCGGGCATGCACCGAGTGCCTCACTGAGGTCCCGGGGGTCGCCCGCCCCGAACCGGGGTCGCTCTACGCGCTGGCAGAAGACTTGATCCGGTTGGTACGCGCCGACCACGACGACCCGCGCGATGCGGTGGTCCGCCGTCTTCGACAGCATCTACTCTCAAAGGGGCACTGAGATGATGCAGCGATGTGACGACGAGCGCTGGAAGGTCGTCGGCAAGCTGATGCACGCCGACGCTCCGTGCGGCCGGGTGTTCGACGACATGGAGCAGAGCACCCAGTGCCCCCACGACAGGCTCGGGGAGAAGGGTCTGATCTGCCGAGAGACCGACCTCCACAAGGCGGTCTGCCCGCACTGCGTGAAGAAGGAGGCACCCGATGGCGAACCATCTGCACCTGGTCGGTGACACGTCGGCCGACGCGACCTGGGATCTCAGGGTCCAGTGCGAGCACTGCGGTGACCGCGTGCAAGCCAACCCGGGCCAGACGATCGACGAGCTGCGCGACTGGCTGCGAGCAAGGGGCTGGTTCTGTCGCAGCCAGGACGACGTCGACTCGTGCCCGCCATGTCGGAAGGAGGTGTTGGGCAGTGGCTGACCCGAAGGTCAAAAGTGGCGTGTTCGCACCGCCGGTGCATGACGAGAAGTTCTGCACCGTCGTGCTCCGCGTTCGACCCGGCACCGGTCAGATCGGGCGTCCCGAGGTGACCTCGCTCTACATCTGCACCAAGTCGGTGCCATGCCCCGATCACCCGCAGGGTCCGACCATTCGCCCGGCACTCCGAGCCCGGAGGTGGGGCGCATGATCGACGTCGGCCAGAGTCCACAGCACGGGGCCAGCGCGACGGAGATCCACTGCCTCGGCTGCGGTGTCCCCGAGTCCGCCGGACTCGGCCAGCACGGGCTCGACTGCGCCGTCGTCTATCCCGTCACCACGCCCGAGGTGCCGCCATCATGAGCGGGCACCTGACCGTGGTGAAGCGGACGGCGACCGGCGTGGTCGGGACGTGCTCATGTCGGCGGCGGCAGCTGGACCCGCAGCCGACGCGGGCGCTGGCCGAGGAGTGGTGCGAGCGCCACAAGCTGGACATGGAGCGGATCGCGGCCCAGCTGTCGAAGCCGCTGTCCGACGTGAAGTACCTCGAATATCTCGAGGAGTGCGCGGCCGACGTGCGGCGCTCGACCAAGGAGCGCGAGGAGTGGGCTCGGCTGGCCCGCGAGTACGCGCTGCGGGTGAAGGGCAAGAAGACGTCCTTCGACACGGGCGTGGACACGGAGCCCCTCTTCTGACTTGCCGAGCGACTACCCTGCTCGTGAGACGGGGAGGTCCACATGGCACGCATGGTGTACGCGGCGAGGAAGCTGCTCCAGCAGGTCGGCGGTGAGCCCGTCGGCGACCCTGACGGGCTCCGTGCTCACCGAACGGTGATGGTGTCCCGGCTCTACGCCGACGCCATCGTCCGGGACGACCGGGTGAAGCAGGTGGTCGTGGTCGCCACCGAGCTGGGCGACGTCGCGCTGGTCGAGTTCGTCGACAACACCAAGGCGGATCGCACGCACCCCTTCGAGCTCTGATGTTCATCTGGCTCGGGGCCGGAGTAGCCACCGTCTCGACGGTGCTCGTCACCACGATCGAGGGCATCCAGGTGGTCCCGACGGTTGGCCTAGCCTCCGGCTGGGCATTGCTGTTGGTCGGGCTGACATCCGGGCGGCTCATGACCCGGGGGGCCCACGACGAACAGGTGGCCGTGATCCGTGAGACCTACCAGCGTCAGGTCGATGACGTGATCCACGACCGCGGGGAGTGGCGGACCCAGTCCCGGATCACGGACTCGACGGTTGTCGAGCTGCTGGACCAGCAGCGTGGCCTCATGACCTCCATCGCAACCACCGTGGCCGCCACCATGGACGCGATCAAGGACAACGCGAGCGAGACGCACGGAGGCGCGTCATGAAGTGGCCGGGCCGTCGTCCCACCGAGGACGTGCCGCCGCTCGAGGTGCCCGACGACCTGGGCTCCGGGACGGAGGCGCGGTCGAAGGCGCTCGAGCGGCTCCAGAGTGTGGTGGCCGACGAAGAGGCGTCGAAGTGGCAGCGGGTTCTAGACCGGATCGTGCAGGACAACCACATCCGGGAGTATCTCCAGCACGCTCACGGGAGGAACTGAGATGTCGGTGGCGGACGTGGCGGACGACCTGCTCTGGTTGTCCGCCGTGGTGTGGGTCTGGCTCGGGGCCGTGTACATCTTCGCCGAGCGGGGCAGCGGGTGGCTCCGTTGGGGCCTGATGCTCACCGTGGTGGGCGTGGCCCAGATGATCCTGCGGGCGCTGGCCACGCTCATGTTCGGGGAGGACTACCCGGGTCGCGACTGGCTGCTGCTGACCGGCCGGCTGGAGATCCTCACGGCCGGGATCATCCTCGCGGTGGCCCTACACCGCGCTCGGTGGGGGACCCGACAGTCCCGGTGCACCGCCAGGCGTGCAGCGGACGCCACTGCGCCGTACGCGGGCACCCCGGCTGACTCCTAGTCCATCCGAGGCGCTGCTAGGCCGTCAGATCGGCTTAAAACGCTCCATCGAGATCCGCGTTAAACATCTAAAAGGCCCCCGACTCACTCAGTTGAGTCGGGGGCCTTTTGGCGTTTGGCCGGGCCAAGCGAGCTAGTAGACGATCGCGGTCACGACCGCCTGGATCGGCTGCGAGGTGAAGACGCCGCCGGTGTCGAGCCGGTACGCCGTGCCCATGAGGCCGCCGGTCGACGCGGTCACCAGGGTCGCGAACATCGCCGTCCCCACCGGCTGCACCGTGACCGAGAGGATGCCGGCCAGCGAGCCGTAGTCCGCCGGGTCCAGGATTGGGAAGGTGCCGGCCGGGCCGGTGGTCAGGGCGACCTGCTTCACGATCGTGTGGACGCGACCGCCTGCGTACGGACCCGAGAGCTCGATCAGCGCGCCGCCGTCCACGTTCGGCACACCCTCTACGGGCGTCCAGTCGGTGCCCGCCCAGATGTCCAGGAAGCCCTCGCTGGAGTCCAGCGCGGAGACGGTGTTCGAGTCCACCGCGGGGAATGCGGCGTCACGGGCCGTCGCGTTCGCGAACCGGCGCACCAGGCTGTTGATGCCGTCGTCGGTCAGCCCGATGCCGCCCTCGCTCGAGGTCTCCGTGAACCGCAGAGCGTCGTGGACCACGCCGAGCGGCGCCCCGGGCGAGCCGTCACCCGTGAGGGACCCGTCGTGGTTCACCGAGCCGGACGCTGCGGGAGTCGGGCTGCCGGGCACGTAGCGCCCGAGGCCCGCGTTCCACACCGGCACCTGGCCGTTGGACGGCACCGTGTCCGACCAGTCGGGCAGATCCTTCACCGAGGCCGTGCCTGCGAAGTTCACGGTCAGCACGTACGGGTCGTCGTCGCTGCCGGCGCCGTCGATGCTGAGGTTGAAGGTGTCGTTGTCGAGCACGCCGAAGTCGAAGTCGGCCGAGATCACGTACGGGTCCTGTGCCGACCCGACGCCCTCGACGTTGATGTGGTCGCCCTCGTGGATCACGACCCCGTACGCCGCGCTTCCGCAGCAGCCTGCACCAGTCATGGTCCCTACTCCTCACTCACTGGATGAACACGATCACGTAGCCAGGGCCGCCGACGCCGCCCAGGCCGTTCCCGGCGCCGCCGCCACCGCCGCCAGCTCCAGGGCCACCGACGCCGCCAGGGCCACCGAAGGACCCTGACCCGCCGCCGCCACCACCGCCGGTTCCCCGGTAGCGGGTCAGCATGGGGCCGACGTTGCCGTTGCCGCCAGGCTGCCCCGAGTAGGGGCCACCGGCGCCGCCGGACGCCGGCTGTCCCGGGTAGCCGGCACCGCCAGGGAGGCCAGGCGGGATCACGCCGACGATCACCCGGTAGAGCCCACCACTGCCGCCCTGGCCCGCTGCCGCGGCGGACCGCGGGTCGCCGGCCGGGAGCATCTGCTGAGGGAGGCTCGCGCCGCCGGCCCCGCCGACCGCTGAGCCGCCGTCGAAGGTCGTGGTGCCGCCCGGTCCGCCCGATGCGGCGGCGGTGCCGCCGCCGCCGCCAGCTGCGACCACGATCGGGATCTCGTCGTCCAGGTCGTCGAGCAGGTAGTCGAGCCGCAGGACGGTCCCGCCGTTGCCGCCAACGCCGTACTTCTGGTCGCCGTTGTCGCCGGTGTACGGCCCACCGCCGCCGCCACCACCGCCGCCGCCGGCCATGTAGGCCCAGGCGACGGTGCCGAAGGACGGCTTGGCGAAGACGTAGTTGCCGGGCGTGGTGAAGATGAAGACGGGGGCGCCCGCGTCACCGGAGTAGCGGGTCATGGCGACCACGTACGGGTCGGCCACATCGCCGGTGCCGGTTACGGTCACCTCGACGGTCTCCGTGGTCGCACCCCGCAGGAACGACTGGCCGTCCCGGACCTCGATCACGACGGGGTCGAGCTTGGTGCCCGAGCCTTCCATCTGGACGCCGCGGCCCTCCTTGAACACGCACGAGCAGTTCCCCGCGCACCCGCACCGCTTGCCCATCAGGTCACCACGCCACGACGACGAGGTAGCCGTTGCCGCCGTTGCCGCCCGCGCCGGCCGCGGTCGCGAGACCACCACCCGTGGTGCTCGAGCCAGCGCCACCGCCACCGCCACCGCCACCTCGAGCGCCGGCACCTCCGGCCGCACCGGCGGATGACGCGTCCGCGTTCTTGACGCCGCCGCCGCCGCCACCGGTCCCGCCAGGAGACAGGGCCGCGGTGGACGCCACGCCAGCACCACCCGCGGTCGGGGTGGCCGTACCAGCCGCGCCGCCGGCCAGGCCAAGCACGGTCTGCGCGCCACCTGCGGCTGCGGCTGCGGACACGGCGAGCCCACCGCCGCCACTCCCTCGACCACCGCCACCACCGCCGCCGGACGCGCCGACGCCGCCTGTCACGGCAGCTCCGGCCAGGGCTGCCAGGAGGCTCACGTTGTAGACCGCACCCCGGCCGCCGTTGCCGCCGGGGTGGGTGCCGGCGCCGCCGATGCCGATCTGCGAGCTGCTGAGAGCTCCGATGCCAGGAGCGGCCGAGAAGAACGTGCCGAAAGAGGTGGCCGTCCCGTCCGTGCCCGCGTTCGGCGCGGTGTTCGCGGCCGGGTTCGCGCCGCCGGTGCCACCGGTGCCGATGGTGACGGTCGTGCTGGCCGACAGGTCGGCGACTGCGACGTCCACGATCTCGGCCGCGCCGCCACCGCCGCCCGCGCCGCCGGTGAAGGCACCCGAGCCCTGGTTGCGGGAACCCGAGCAGCCGGCGCCGCCGGCACCGAGCGCGTAGACCCGGGCGATCGCCTTGTCGACCGGCTTGGTGAATGTGCCGCTGGCCGTGAAGACCGTGACGTCGACATCGGTGAGCACCGAGGCTGCCGACGCGACGATCTGGAACGGATCGTCCTCGGTGCCGTTGCCGGTGATGTCGAGCGAGATGGTGGCGGTGTCCTCACCGGTCACGTGCGTCCCGCTGCCGTCGACCGAGACGATGTACGGCGCGCTCTGCGAGCCCTGTCCCTGCACATCGACGCCGTCACCGCCGATCACGACGCACGAGCACCGAGATCCTGCGCATCCGCAGCCACCGGTCATGTTTCCTCCTAGGTCAGATTCAGGGTAGGGCAATCACTCGGGATCGCTGGGCTCTGGCTCGTCGGGAACGGTCAGCGTGATGGTGACCGTCGGGTGAGGGGTGCCGATACGAGCCAGCGGCACGAACAGGACGGTGGGCGCCTCGTCGGCCGTCAGCGTTCCCATCGCTGGCCCGTAGTGGGCGCTCGACTCGTCCGTGTCGATCAGGGCGAGTTCGATGCTGAGCAGTTCCATCTCGTCTCCGTTCTCGTCAGGCCAGCAGCCGGATGCTGCGGGCTTCGAGGGTCCAGCCATCTCCCGCGGCCCAGGTGAACGGCCACGACCCGGAGTAGGCGCCCGCACCGCCGACTGCCCACATCGAGATCGTCGCGTCCCCGGGCAAGTGTCCGATTAGCGAGTAGTTGGCGGTGCCAACGTCGAGCGCCCGGAAGTCGACGCCGGCCATGGTGCTGTAGAACGCCACCGAGTACGTGAATCCAGGTGGCAGGCCGACGGTCGAGCCGGTTGGGAACGTCAGACCGGTGCCGAACGTGCACCCGACACGTACCGCCATCGCCTCGCCGCCAGCAGCGAGCATGTACTGGCCGGACAGGATGCCGCCGCTGCCGACCGACCAAGAATGCGCCGGGCTGTAGTCGGTCCAGACGCCCTCGACGAACCAGGGCGTGAACACCGGGGTGGCGCCGGGCGCGGTGGCGAAGGTACGGCGGTAGACAGGGCGGCTGGTGCCGACCTGCGTGACCTCCTGGGCTCCGCGGCCGTCCTGAGTGGCCCACGAGCTGCCGATCCAGGCCTTGGTCGGATCGGGCGAGTTGGCCGCCCCGACCTCGGAGTAGAAGACGCCGTTGTAGAGGGTCTTCTCGTCGTTCCAGTCGAAGAGTCGCACCGCCCACGGCCCCAGGCCGGGGCCCAGGATCTGCTTGGCACTGGGCACCCGGACTCGTCGCTCCAGCTCTCCGGTCTTCCGGCCCTGGTCGGCCATCCAGGTGCCCATGTCCTCCGGGGTGGACCACCCGCTCATGCTCATTCGGTCTCCACCTCCGCGTCGGCGTCAGGGTCGGCTCCGTTGTTGGGGGCTGGTGCCATCGAGATCGTGATCTGCTCGCCCTTCGAGGTCTGGGTCACCGACACCCGGTCGATCTTCTGCCACTGCCCGACCTCCATGATCCGCGACTTGGCGCGCACCGGCACCCACACGCCGGGGATCAGCTGGTTGATCCCGATGTTCAGCGCCGGACTGAGCCGAGTGTTCTCGGGGACCTTGACCTGCTTGGGTGTCGGCCACCGGTGGGCGATGTTCCGCTCGGCCTGGGTCGCGAACGTCGCCTCGAGCGCAGCGCGCGCCTCCGAGGTGAGCAGCGAGGCATCGGACACCTCGTCGGGGTCGGTGCCGTACGCCGACGCCAGCATCTCCACCCAGCCGTAGAACTCGGGCTGGCCGTTGGAGTCGAGCCCGCGACTCGCGGAGCCGTAGACGCCGCTGCCGTCGGTGACGGCGTAGTAGTTGCAGAGCTGCATCCCGTACTCGGTGATGTGCGGCGGCGCCAGGAACGCGGCGTTGCCCATCTCAGGGAGCCGGCCGATCATCCGGTGGGTGTCCCACAGGATGATCCGGCGCCCGGCCACCGTGTAGTCGAGCCCCGCCTTCGAGGCCAGGTCGTCGATGTCCTCGAGCACCATGCGCGAGTGGTCGGGCACGATCCGAGACTGCCGGGCGTCCGCGTCGTTCTTGATCGCCGTGAGGTACGGGATCACGTTGGGGTCGTCGTAGGCCAGGGCGTTGAGGATGTTGAGCTCCGCCCGGTCGACCACGGTGCGCAGCCCCACCTGGACGCCGTTGATCAGCTGGTACCCGTCGGTGTAGCCCTGGCGCATCACGCGCCGCGACAGGTAGGCCGAGACGTCCTTGGCCTGGATCTCGAACTCGTTGTAGCGGTCGTCGATCAGGGTGATGGGGCCCTCGGCGACCCGCTCCGTGCCGTTGGGGCCGGTCCGGAAGATCACGATCTCGTAGGCCCACGTCGAGATCGTGTTGAGCAGCTGGGCGGTGAGGTCGTCGAACTCGTCGATCACCACGTTGATCTGGCTGGTGTCGTCACGGCGCCGGTCCCACGACAGCTGCTTGATGCCCTTGAGTTCGCCGACGTAGACACTGCCGCCACGGCGGTAGATGAACGCCCGGTTGTTCCCGTAGCCCAGCGGCCCCTGCATCCGGCCGGTGAGTGGCGCGCCGGGCTGGATCGCCGAGCCGGGGGTGCGGATGGTCCAGAAGTCCTCGGGCTCGGCCCAGCCCGACGTCTGGGTGGTGGTGGAGGTGGTGCGCGCCGACCACTCGTAGTGCTGACTCGCCGCCAGCTCGTCCACGCCGACCGTCCACATGCCGGCGCCGCCCGGGACCGCGGGCTCCGGTGCGCCGAAGAGGGTGATCCAGTCGTCGGTGCCGACCACCCGGTAGCGGATGTCGGCGTCGACCTGGGACGTCCCGGGCTGCGGGTCGCGGAACGTCCAGGTGAACGTGATCGGACGCCCCACGTCGACCGCCTGGCCCGCCGTGGGGTAGGTCAGCAGCGGTGGCGTCGAGTCGGCCAGGATGTAGAACGAGCGCGGGATCGCGTACGGGCCGAAGACCCCCTCGGGGTCCTTGGTCGCGACCGTCCACTCGCACTGGGTGTTGTCCTGGAACTCCTCGGCCAGCACGATGCGGCTCTGTGAGGCGTCCCACCACTGGGAGCGGTAGACCCAGGGGCCGGCCGCGCTCAGCGGCGTGGCTGCGCGGCGGTAGCGCAGGCTGTAGCCGCCCTGGGTGTTGCCGCCGTCCGGGTCGGAGTAGTTCCAGGCGAAGGTGATGTCGGTGTCGGTCGGGATCTGCGAGTTCTCGTCGGGGTCGAGCAGCTCGGGCGGGTCCGGCGGCCGGTTGGTCCAGAAGGAGATCGACGTGAAGCCGGTGGTCGGGTCGCCGTAGGGACCGGTGGACGCCTGCCCAGTCTCGTCGACCGCCCAGAGGTGCATCTTGTAGAGGGTGTTGAGCGGCAGGCCGTTGAGGGTGATCGTGGCCGTGACCCGCTCGGCGTTCTGGCCGTCGTCGTTGCGGCCCAGCTCCATCAGCGGCGACTTGAACGTGGCGCCCATGACCGGCTGCGGCCCTTCGACCATGACCGCGACCAGCTGGACCTTCTGCCCGATGTTCGTGTCGAACAGGCTCGCCTTGAGCACGATCGTGCCCATCGACTTCGTCGCCATCTCGGACGACTCGTTCTCGCCGTTGATCGTGACGTCGCCAGGGATGGCCGGGGCCTTCTGGACGTAGCCGTGGTCGGCGAATGTCAGGATGACCTCGCCGTTGCCGACGCCGCCGGTGCCGCGGCTGTCGGAGACGCCGCGCAGTCGGGCGTTGGCGTAGTTCGATCCGCCACCGCCGCCGCCACCGGGGAAGCGGACCGTGGCCGCCCCGCCGGGGTTGTCCTGGATGGCCGACGCCTGGCCGCCGCCGCCCGCACGGAGCCCGCCGCCGCCACCACCACCACCGTGGCTGTTGGCCTTGCCCACCTGGGCGCCGGCGCCACCCCGGCCGAGCACGCCAGGCTCGGCGTCGTCACCGGCGTACGACTTGCCGCCACCGCTCGAGCCGCCGTTGCCGGGGTTCTTCTGGGTGCCACCCTTGGCGTTGAACGTCCGGCCGGTGCCGGCGGAGCCTGGCGACCCGTCCTCACCGGAGTCGGCGCCACCAGCACCACCATGGCCGCCGTCGCCGGAGTCGCCACCAGCACCGCCGGCCACCAGGACGATCGTGCCGTCCTTGGAGCCCAGCCGGACCGTGGTCGCCCCGCCGCCGCCGCGGCCCGGGTCGCCGGAGCCGGTGCCGCTGCTGCCTCGGCCGCCGCCGCCGTACGCCTGGCCGTTGAGCCGGCCCTGCCCGCCGACCTGAATCCACAGCACGTCGCCGGGGTTGCAGGGCAGCGTGCCCGCGACCCGGCCGCCGTGCCGAGCGCCGGCCCCACCACCGGAGGCGTTGATGTGGACCTGGGTGCGCCCAGCCGGGACGACGAACTTCTTCCAGCCGCCGCTGTACTCGATCGTCTGCGTGGTGCTCATCGGGCGCGCGGGATCATCGTCAGGTCGAGCGACGGCAGCTCGGTGACCTGGGGCAGGTCGACGGTGACGGTGTACGCGAACCCGCACGTCAGCGACGGCCAGTCGAAGGGCTTGCTGTCGGCCCCGAAGACCAGCGAGTCAGCCAGGCGCCGGGTGCCGCCCGCGGTGGTGATGTAGACCTGCTCGCTGGCGGCGTCGAGGGTGATCGTGGAGCCCGCGGGCACGTACGAGAAGAGGATGTCGCCGCAATAGGCGCACGGGTCGAGCGACGGGTCGGCCTCGTCGAACGGGTCGGAGTAGAACCGCAGGCGCAGGTTCCGCAGGTCGCTGTCGGCGGGCCCGTGGACGTTGATCACGGGGACCATGTCCGACCAGAGCCGGGTTGCGATCGAGGGGATCGTGAACTGCCGGCGCCGCCAGTTGGCGGGCAGGTCCGCGCACCCCAGTGGGACGTCGACCGGGCCGGGCGGAGGGATCAGCGCCGGGCAGAGCGGGTCGACCGCGGGACCCCAGATGGTGTCGGCGCAGTCGACCTCGGGGACCACGACCCCTGCGACGTCGATGTTGGTCGCGATGCCGGTGGCGTCGTCGGTGAGGAAGCCCGTCACCACGTCGACCTCGGCGGCAAAGATCCAGGGCACGCCGGCCACCGCGGTGAACTGGACGCCCCACATGGCGCCTGACGACATGCCGTACTTGGTGGTGATCGTGGGCCCGCCGGGCACCTTGACGTTGCGCATCGAGCGGCGGTACGGCTCGAGGCAGGCGGTCGGGTCGAACGGCGTCGGGCTGGGGACGATGAAGATATCCTCGGAGTGCTCGATGATGCCGCCGGTGTGGAACGGGTCGCCGCCGTCGTACACCTCGTCGGACTCGCTGTCGGGTCCGCCGCCGTCCATGATCAGGGCGCCGGTCGCGTCGGGGTTGCCGCCGTCCAGCTGGGCCAGGACTGCCGGAGTGTCGGGGATGTCGAGCTTGGGTGAGGCCGACAGGAAGCACATGTCGCCGCCGAACGGGTCACCGTCCTCGCAGGGGCCGCCCAGCGTGGCCTGGCGCAGCCACTGCATCCCGTACTCCGCACCGTCCTCGGACAGCGCGATCAGCAGCCCGTTCACCACGACCGACTTGGTCGCGTGACGGATGTCCCCGACCGAGCCGCCGGGGGTGATGTACTCCGTGATCGTGGCCTCGCGACTCGAGTCCTCTAGGCCCGCGAACTCGATCGGGTAGAAGCCCAGGAAGTCGTACGACTCGGGCACATCGGGGTCGGTCCACGGGGCGTCGTCGAGCAGCGGCGTGCGGTACTTGGCGCCATTGCCGAGCATCAGCGGGAGGTAGTTGTTGACCTCCTGCGGGTGGAACCACGGCACCCGCATCGACGCGGCGTACTGGGCGGTGCGGGTGGCGTTGCAGATCTCGTTGCCCGCGATCGACAGGTAGCCGTTCCAAGCCATGTCAGGCCGCCTTTGCTACGAGAGCGTTCAGGACCGCGTGTGCGGTCGCCTGGCCGTCGCCGACCTCGTACACCACGATCGCTCCCTCCGCGACCGTGACGCCACCACCGCCGCCGTGCGAGAGGCCCTGGGCGATGGCCGACAGCTCGCGCACGCTGGGGTCGACCTGGTGCAGCGGACGGTTCAGCGGGACCACAGCCTCCGGTCCGGCCTCGCCGATCACCCGCGCCTGTGCCCCGTTGAAGACGCCGCCGATAGCGGTCCCCGGGAGCACGCCCTGGAGGAACCCGGGAGGCGACGGCCAGTCGATGTCGATGTTGATGTCGCCGATCGCGTCCACGATCCGGCCGCCGAGCCCGGTGAACCAGCCGACGATGGTGTCCGTCGGGTCCTTGATGACGTCGCCCCAGTTGACGTTGCCGGCGGCGTTCACCAGGCGGCCCGCCATGCCCTTGAACCAGCCGACGACCTTGCCCGTCGGGTCGGTAATGATGCCGGACCAGTCGACGCGGCCGATCGCGCTCTTGATCCGGTTACCCAGGCCGCGGAAGTAGCCGAGAGCCCGACTCTGGGCGTTGGCGGCGTCCTGTGCGACGTCGGTGAACGCCTCGCCGGCCGCTCGAGCCATGCCGCCCCAGTCGAGCCCGGCGATGCCGTTCTTGAGCTTGGTCAGGCCGCGGTCCGGCGCGCGCACGGCGTCGACCAGCAGGTCTCCCGTGTCCTCGGCGGCCTTCCCGATCTCCTTGATGAACCACCAGACGGAGTCGAGGACCGTTGCGAAGACCTGCCACTGGCCGGTGACGGAGGCGCCAGCGGTACCGATCACGTCGATGATGTCGCCAACCAGGTCGAACAGGCCCTGGAGCTCCTCCCGCGTCTCGTCGGTGTCGAAGTCGTCGATCAGCTGCTGGAGGTCCAACACCAGCCGACCGAGGGCCTCGGCGGTGTCCTTGCCGTTCTCGAAGAAGTCGTCGATCGCCTCGCGGTTCTCGGGGTCCTTGAGGTAGTCGACGAACTCCTGGGCCTTCTCGGACAGGGTCGTGAAGATGTCGTCGCCCTCGTCCTTGCCCTGGTCGAGCAGCTCGATGATGGCATCGCTGATGTCCACGACTGCGTCCTTGACCGCGATCGCGCTGTCGGCGGCATCCTCGAAGAACTGCTTGAGCTCCTCCTGGCCCTCCTTGCTGTTAGCCCACTCGGAGAACTGCTCGGTGATGTCCTCGAGCCAGTCCAGGAACCGCTCAGCCTGGGGGATAGCCGCGGTGAAGATGCCGCCGAAGCCGCCGGCCAGGTTGCCGGTGCTCTCGCCGAGACTCTCGATGGCGTCGGGCAGGAACCGCTCGAGGATGTTGCGGAAGCGCTTGAAGCCGTCGCCCTGGACGGCGTCGGACCAGCCGATCGCCACCCGGCCGATGGCCCGAGCGACCTTGTCGATCAGAGGCTCGAGGCCGGCGATGGTGGGCCGCAGGCCCTCCGCCGCCTCCCGGAGGCCAGGACCGAGGGCCTTGCCCGCCGACTTGCCCAGATCCTCGAACTCGTCGCCGAGCCCGGACAGCACCTCCTTGGTCTCCTTGTCCAGGTTGGCTAGCGCCAGCACGGCCACGCCGATGCCAGCGACCAGGGGGCCGGTCAGGGCGAACGCCACGCCACCGACGGCGCCGGCCGCGAAGACCAGGGAGCCGACCAGGGAGATCACGGCGGCCGAGATCCCGGAGACCAGGGCTGCGATCGGCCCGGCGATGGCGACGACGGCGGCCAGGGCGACAGTGATGCCGACGATGGACGACGAGACGGCCTTGAGGATCGCCACCGGTCCGCCGCCACCGCCACCGCTCCCGCCGCCGAGCAGCCGCTCGAGCAGGTTGGGGGTCAGGTAGACGAGCCGGGTGAGCCCTTCGACCGCGGAGCCGACCAGGTTGAGGAAGTCGTTGCGCGACCCCTTGCCGAAGATCTTGCCGGTGAGGGTGGCGGACTTGTCCAGCTCGACGTTGAGGTTCCGCAGGTGCCCCCGGAAGCCGGTCGCGAAGCCGTGCGACTCCTCGCGGGCCAGGGCGATCTCGCGCACCCACCGGTTGGTGTGCTCCCAGCCGTCGTCGATCTCCTCGGCCAACTCCCGCATCGCGTCACGGGTGTCCTCGACCGACTTGTGCCAGTCGATGTTGGCGTCGGTGAGCTTGTCGGTCTCCTTGATCGCGTCCCGCAGCTCCTTCTCGAACTTCTGATCGAGCTGGTCGCTGGCGCGGATGATCTCGCCGTTGAGGTCGCGGAGCTGGTCGCGCAGCCTGTCGAACGAGCCGGTGCGCTCGAAGCCCTCCTCCAGGTTGAGTCGGATCTGCTCACCCAGGTCGCTGTTCTCCAGCTCGCGCGAGATCTGGAGCTGGATACCGTCGAAGAAGTCCTCACCGAGCTGCTCGCCGATGGCGCCGAAGCGACCTAGGCCCTCCTGGAGATCCTTGGCGAGGTTGTCCCGCATTTCGGGACCGTCCTTCTCGCGCTGCTTGTTCCACGCGTCGTCGAACGCCTTGGCGTGCTCCTCGCCGGCCTTGGCCCACTCCGGCTCGATCTTCTCCATGGCCTTGCGGATGTCGTCGGGGACCCCGTCACCGTCGGCGTACAGCTTCACGTACGCCGCACCGACGTTCTCACCGAAGGCCATGGTCTATCCCTGCACGTAGTCGTTGAAGAAGTCCAGCTCCTTGAGCTGAGTGGGGTCCAGCAGCACTAGGAACTCCTCCTCGGTCGGGTCGGGGATCGAGTCACGCAGGGCCGGGTCCTTGATCCCGGAGAGCCGCTTGTTCTTCTCGCTGATGAACCAGCGATCCCAGGTGAAGATGTAGACGATGCTCAGAAGCCGGGGTAGGGGGAGCGCGGCGAGATCGGTGTCTGGATGAAGGGACTCGAGCCGGGGCCAGCATCGGGCGGCGACTCCGATGAGGGACTCGGCGACTCGGTAGGGCGGCCACCCCACTGGCGGACGATCTCCTGCACCACACCCCCCTCGCCCTCTCCGCCGGCCATGATCGTCGGCGCCTGGATGTGCATCGGGTCACGGGTGTCGAGCATCCGTGAGTTGAGCCAGTCCCGGTCGTCGGGTCGCAGCACGCGGCTCACGATGTCCAGGGTGGACGAGAACTTCGACATGATGTCGTTGTGCATCGCCATCGCCGTGATGAGCAGCACGCCCTCACCGCCGTGGGGGCGGCGGAAGTGCATGACCCGACCGTCGAGCTTGAACTCGAGGGGCCACTCGTCATCACCCAGCCGTTCCTGGATCTCGGTGACGACTGTGGTGAACTCGCGCATCGGTTCCTCCTGCTGTTGCTGTCCGTGCGAGCACGGTACGGCCACGTGGCCGTGCGGCGACACTGGCCCGATCTTGGGCAGTCGCCTCAGAAGGTGGAGAAGAATCCACCGCAAGATCGGCCGTTTCTGGCACATACCACCTATTCTGAGGTGCATGAAGAAGTGCGCGATCGAAGACTGCCCGCGGCCTCACTACGCGCGGACCTGGTGCAAGCGCCACTACGGGATCTGGCTACGGCACAAGGACCCCAAAGTGTCGAAGCGCGTGCCCGGCAAGGGCACCATCACCGCCGACGGCTACCGCCGGATCTACCGACCCAACCACCCGAACCGACGCAAGGACGGCTGGCTCTTCGAGCACGTGGTGGTGATGAGCGAGATCCTCGGGCGTCCGCTCCTGCCAGGCGAGCAGGTCCACCACCGCAACGGCGTGAGGGACGACAACCGCCGGGAGAACCTGGAGCTCTGGGTGGTCTCGCAGCCCGCTGGACAGCGACCGTCAGAGCTGGTGGCCTGGGCGCGGGAGATCCTCCAGCGCTACGGCGAGGCGGACTGGTCTAGAACGTGCTGAACCGGCCCATCGCCGAGTGGTGCAGCGCGACGTTGTTCCATGCACGCCGGAGGAACGGGTTGGCCTGCTGGCCGCGCACGCGCTGGCGCCACCGGGCCTTGAAGCCGAGGTTGCCCGGCAGGTACATGCCGACGCCGGGCTCGGCTGAGCCGAACCGTCCGCCGCCGGCCCGCTTGATGATCGTGCTGGTGCCCTCGTGGACGTACGTCGCGTAGTGGGTATTGGCCGACAGCTCGATGTTGTAGCGCCGCAGCGTGGACTTGGTCAGCTCGGCCCGGATCGACGCCTTGAGCGAGCCGACCGGCGGCTGGCCGTAGGACTTGTTCTGCCGCTTGTTCAGCGGCGCCTCGCGCACACCCTCAGTGAGTAGCCCGAACTCGATCGACCGAGCCCACGCACCGAACGCACCGGTCGGGGTGAAGAGCACCTCGTCGGTGACCACCGACCCGGAGAACGTGTAGCCGTAGCCCATGGCTCACTCCAGCTGGAGGGCGACCGACTGGGTGCCGCCGATCACGTCGCCGTCAGGGCCCACGGGCACGTAGTTGCCGACGACGTACTGGTTGGCGTTCCACGACTTGCCGGTGCAGCAGGCGAGCGCTCGCTGCATCGAGCCGAGGTCGCGCATCTGCTGGCGCCACCACCCCTGGAGCTGGGCCGGCGTCGGGGTGCCGTTCGAGTTGATCGTGATGCATCGCATCACGCCCATCTCGACCAGGTACGTCGTCCCGAAGACCTGCGCGGCCGGGGCGTTGAGCTGCTGGCCAGGCGTGTTCGACGGGAACGTGGTGACCAGGCGCACCCACGCGATGTCGGCGCCCTTGCCCAGGTACGCCTGGCCGACAAACTGGCCCGGGATCGGGATGCAGAAGCAGCCGGCGAACTCGACCCCGTCGCCGACGATCAGCTCGGAGCACAGGCATCCGGTGAGATCCTCGAGCATCTCGATGATGCGGTCATCAGGCTGGGGCATG